ATTAAAATATAATTTTGTGAATCATATCTATTAATAGTATTAGATTAAAATATATGATATGTTTCATTTTTATAAAAAAATAAAAAATGAAATATATCCAATTCTGATAGCCTCATTAATAAAATAATTAAAAATATTAATTTCTTTGATACGGACAATCACTATTAACACATCTAAAAAATGGTTTCATTAAATGCAAATTTTCTGTGGCTTGTTCGATCGAATCAAACACTGGTGTACTTTTTTTTAGTCGCTGATCACCATCGGTAAATTCGCATATCATTTTTACATAAAAACTATTTTCACAACGATTTTCTTTTTTACAATGACAAATATCAAAAACAATGTTACAATTTATACAATAATTATAAATTTTAGTGCCTGATTTTATATCATGAATCCCAATTAAACATTTGGGACATAATATCGTATCGTCATAATAGACAAGATTAACGAATAATTCTTCAGAATAATGAAATGGATATTTGGTCTTAATCATTTTTATTGTCTGTGTTGCTACAATATTATACTATTATTTATTGTATATGGACCAATTATTTAGATAAAATTTCAATTTTATTTAAATTTGGTGTAGTGCTTAGAAACGAAGTTTGCGGCATAACCAGCTCGTTTGGAAACAAGGTAAATATTTAGTTTTTTGCGCAATTTTTATTGACACAAACAAATTTCGGATCCAAAAATGATAAGGATTCTTGTAATGATTCAATAGATTCAAACACTGGCATACCTTGTATTCTATCGCCATTTTCATTTGTGTATTCTGATACTAATTTGGCACTGTAATATTTAGTGGGATCAATCACCATGTTCACACAACAAATATCAAAGATGATATGGCATTGTGGACAATAAATAAATTCATTATCGACAATTTCGGATTTTGGATCTATAAAAAAATAACAGAATGGACATGAGCAATATTCAAAACTATTGGACAATTCTACTCTGGAAAATTCCGCAAAAATCGGAAAAGATAATGTTTTTATCATTATACAAACTTTGTTTTTATTGATAATAAATATGAATTGATAGATTATATTTTTTTCAATTTTATCTTTTGAACTAATAATTATTTATCTTTGTCAAATATAGGTAAAATATGACTGGAACACAAAATAATACAGTTAGTTTGATCGTGTGTGTTATCTACATAATTATATTTGGAATGATTTTTGTAGTTAGCATGTTTAGAAAACCAACACCACCTATCGGTCGTTTTGATTCACATGAGAATTATATGAATAAATATACTCAAAGTTATCATGAAAAAGAAAAAATTAAAATGCTCAAAAATACTATCGAAGATAAAAATAAATTAATGTTGGAAAAAGAAAAAATAATTGCTTTACTCGAAGACCAAATAAAAAATTTGAAACCGGAAAATAAAACAATATTAGATGTGGATAAACCTAAAAATTAAATTTATCACAATATTTATAAATTTTAAAAAAGCTGATAATGATTATTATGGATAATATTATTCATAATAATTTTACACATTAACAATTTCAATCATTGATAATAATTATTTTTTTGACGGTTGACGGAAGTATTCCTTTGTATTTTCCACCATGAAATGTGCATTTTATTACACTCGGAGGGATTATACCGGTAATACTTTTTTTAAAATGTTTTCCGAAAACTAATTTTTTGATACTACATTGGGATGGCAAAGTATATCTCTGTTTTTCATCACTATCACTTGATTTACTATCGCTTGATTTACTATCATCGGAATTGTTATTACATATTATTTTTTTATTGCAATCAATAAATTTTACGCGATTACTGTCAATAATTAATTTTTTTAAATTTTTATTTGGCTCATTATTCCATCTAATAGTAAAACTACAACGTGGGCCGAATTCTAATATTTTTAGGGATGAGCACGTATTTGTCCATATTCCCCGAGAATTAATTTTTAAGTATAAAATGTTCCAGTTTTTATTTAATACAAATGATTTGTCGCAATTCCATTCCAATCTGGTAACCGTTGCGGGATAATATTTTTCAAAAGATATTTTATTTTTTGATTGGATAATCAAAGATTGTAAATTTTTTGTGTGTTGGACAATAGTTTGTGCATGATTTTTTTGGTTTTTTATTTCTAAAATTTTTAAACTCGTTGGAAGATTTTTTTCGTGGAGTTTATGATCGGATGACCATGATAATGAAATTAATGTTTGTGGAAAAATAAAATTACCGGAACAATTAATACATTTTAATTTTTTAACATATCGTGGAAATACAAAAATATCTTCTGTCAAAATAATATTTTCGAGAATAATATTTATAAAACTATTAAAATAGGATAATGTGCATATTTTTTTAATATCAATTGTTTCATTGAACCTAATAATTTGTTTTTTTTCATGAAAATTTTTGCAACATGATAAAAAATAACATTTATCAAAATCAGACAAAAACGAACACAGTATTATAATAATATCTTCCAAAAAATATTGGAATGTATCCATTTGGTATTGAATATTAAAGAAATAGTGAATCATATTTTTATTCAATTTTTTAATTAAACGATATAAAGATATAATAATAGCTATATATTGTGGGAGTCAAAAATATATAAATTTTTTTCTAGCCTATAATTGTACAAGACTATAGTTGGAATATCTCTAACTATAAACTTGTTAGCTTAATGGAAAAGCGTCTGCCTTCTGAGTAGAAAAATATCGGTTCGATTCCGGTACAAGTTGCGTCGATTCGTATAGTGACAATATTGCAATTAATTCATTTAATGAACTAATAGCCTTCGTAGCTTAATTGGCAGAGCAGCGGTTTGCAAAACCGTCGGTCCAGATTCGAGTTCTGGTGAGGGCTTGTCACTATCATTTAATGAAATAATTCATTTTTTGCGGAAAATAAGATACAAATTCGATTATTATTAGTGACATATTGGTATAATTTAACCATAAAGTGATTGTTTTATAATAATAGATTTTGGTTTGATTCCAAATACCAATGAAGATACTAATGAGCAATAATAGTATATTATATTATTATTGCCGGGATAATTTAAAGGCAAAATACCAGACCGAAAATCTGTGAAATATGCGTTCGATTCGCATTCCTGGCACTATTAAAATAAATTATCGATTGATGATTTATTTTAATTATTTAATTTGATATGTTTTTTTATTGGTATTGTTATTATTGGTAGATCAATTTTTTCATTTTTATTAACCCATTCCCATCTGTAACCATAACATGTTTTTAATTTACCATTACAAACACCACTAATATTACTAACATATTCCTTTTTTAAATATCTTCCAGCATCCTTAATTGTTCTAAAAATTTTGATTGTTTGGTTAGTTTCAGTATTAATCATTTTAACCATTTTACCGCGTGAATGCGCCATATTTTCTTGACATGTAACCCATTCTAAATTTTTATAATAATTATTTGATCTATTTTTATCGATATGATTAACCTGCGTTTTAATTTTTGGTTTATCATTTGTAATATAAATATGAGCTACTAATCTATGTACAAAATATACAATAAATTTTTTATATTTCTTACAATGTAAACCTATCATACTATATCCACTTTCACATTTGTGACAGATCTTTAATGAATTTTTTTTCAAATTAACAATGTTACCATTTTTTGATATACCATAATTAGAAAAATCGTATTTACCAATCTTGCCAATAGCTTTAATTTTTTCATTTGGATTAGCTTTTTTTGCTCGAATAATAGGAGGATCACATTGCCATTTGTATCCATATGTATTATTACTATTTCTGCGGATGTGACAATAAATCGCACATTCACGATAAATTGGATTTTTTTCGAGTAATTCTGTCATACTTTTCCATTTTTTAATTAAATTCCAGTTCAAATCATACTGCAAAATAGCACGCCGTTTTTTAAATTTATCACAATATGCTTTAACATTATCCTGTTGTGTAGCCCATTTTAAATTATTCGCATGATTATTTAATTTATTATTATCAATGTGATCAACAACTGGCAAATTATTAGGATTAGCTATAAATGTTTTAGCAACTAAACGATGGACACGATATTGCATAATTTCACCATCACCACATAAATTAACTTTATAATAACCGTTAATAATATTCCCTTCTAATATTTTTTCACTATATCCATTACGAATTTGTCCATCGGTCGATGCTTCATATTTGCTCCATCCGGGAATACATTTCCATTCAATTTCATCGGGAAAAATAACATATGGTTTATCCAATAATCTTTCGACATATTTTTTCAATCCAAGACTGGTACTGGAATATTTTGATCGTTCAATCAATTTATCTACGTACGGTTTAATAGTTAATTTATTTTTTGGTTTGGATGTCTTGGAACCATAATATTTTTTAGGTGGTGGACTTTTATTACGTTTGGACATTTTTATTGAATAATCAATTCGATCATTAATTATTTTAATGATTAAATTAATTTTTTTCAATATTATGCTTAAAACTAAATACTTAATGCTATAGTACCAGCACCATATCGATAACTACCACAATAGGAATGGTCGAATACTATGCCTTGATTAATCACTGAACACACTGTATCATCATCGTCTGATATGGGTACATATCTTTGTTTAAATATTGCATATTCGGTATAATTCGATGACATGAAACATTCCATATTTTCAATAATTATCGGTTCAAATTTGGATTCCTGACTATTATCAAGACGAAATATATACAATTTTAGTCCTTCTGTATCATTGTATTTTTTAAATCGATCAATTGATAAACATTCTTTTTTAATCAGTGAATCTATTTCTTCATCTGATAGTTGATACTTTTTTTTGGTTATGCTATTTGCTTTATGATAAACTAATTTGCTAATATCTGCCCATGATAACTCTTTATTATTCTCATCAGTGTATATATCAGCATATGTATTTTCTAAAATATATACATTGGTTGGAAATAATAATGCTATGGTATTTGTATTAATATGATAAACTTTAATGGCAAAATTTGATAGTTTGGTGATTAATTCTTTTGGAAATAATTGTATGGTTGAACATACCCAATCCCGGCGTAAATAATATTTATAAATTGGTTTATAATCAATAAAAGGACATATGTCTAATACATCAATGATTTCTTGTGGTTATAATCTTTGGGATGATTTCGGACCACCAAAAAAATTATGACATTTTATCATATGTATTTGTACTGTATCGATTTGTATTTGTTTTTTATTTTGCAAATTTATTATACTAAATTTACCATAATGTGAATATCCATAATAAATATTATCCAATTCAACATTTTGAAATGGACATTGGCGATTGAAATTTTGTTTGTCGTCATAATTAATTTCATATTTGTCTTCAATGATATAATTATTTTGTAATTTTTTTGTCTTGGAATAATGCAAATTTTCCATATGATAAAATTTCTCAATCAAAGTTTCCAATCTGCCAGCAATTTGTTCAAACGTAATAGAAACCGAATCCAGATATATTTTATCCTTTTCAATTACATCTTTTAATTTTTCTCCTTCAAAAAGAAATTTTTCTTGATTTTGGATTAAACCATCATTTTCTATATTTTTGTGCATTCTCTTTTGTATTGTTTTGAATTCTTTTTTCGTGATATCATGATTTGATACATTACAATAGATTTTTGTTTTGGATTTGTTTGTATTCATTTTATTAATGATTGTTGTATTATGTAATTATCGATAAAATTTTTCAAATCAATTTTTTTTATTTGAATCGATGACACCACTTAATTTGATATTTTTTTATTGGTACTGTTATTATCATAAAGAATGTAACCATTTGGCAATTTCCGAATGGCCACGTCTAAATGCAAATTCATCATTAGCATGAATATTAATGGGAGAATTTATTTCATTTCCTAATAGATATAACCATTTGGTAATTTCCAAATGTCCTTCTTCGCAAGCACATCTAAATGCAGCTTCATTATTAGCATGAATATTAATAGGAGAATTTATTTCATTTCCCAATAGATGTAACCATTTGGAAATTGCCAAATGGCTATTTGAACAAGCATATCTGAACGCATATTCATTATCGGCATGAATATCAATGGGAGAACTTATTTCATTACCTAATAGATGTAACCATTTGGCAATTTCCTTGTCTCTAGTTGTGTTGCGAAGCAACATAACTACGAGCAGGTTGAGAATAGGAACGAAACGTTCCTATTCTCTTACCAAATGTCCTTTTTTGCAAGTCCATCTAAATGCATATTCATTATCTGCATGAATATCGATTTTATGTTTCTGGGTAGTAAATCTATATAAAAGTATATAAATTTTTTAAGAGTTCTTCAACCCTTGAGTATCCCCATTTACTCTTATCCACTGGCTAGGCTTCGTGGACGTTTAGATTTACCGGATTAC